GGATGGCGACAATGTGCTGGTTTTCTTGGAGACCAGCGAGTCAAAACCCGTGCTGGACGGGTTTTCAGATGCCATCCTCCAAAACTGTGGCCATGAGGTGCTGTTGGAGCGCCCTGCTTTCGTGTTGGAGGATGTGAGATTTGGCGGCTCGGCCCCTGTGTTTTTGGGTGAAAAACACGGTTGGTCCATGGTTCGCGAACATCATCGGGTTGTCTCAGGAGCGTTTTCTTCACACATTTACCTTAGGGAACCTGTGTTCGCTCGTGAGTGGATGGTGGGAGTTGCCATGTGCGAGCTTTCTCAAGCTCGTGGAGTGCCTATCTTGCAATCCTTTTTCACCTCAGCCATCAAAGCTCTGGGGCCTGTGAAAAAGGTCCGGGAGCATCCGCATAGGGATGCTCTCGCTTTGGGGGCTTGGTTTGCAACCGAGGACAGTGCGTTGGAGGTGAGTTTGGAGGCGCGCGTTTCTTTTGAGCGCGCGTTTGGTGTCACGATGGAAGAACAGGTAAGGCTAGAGAGGTCTTTCGCATCCATGGAGTTTGGTTCTTCCTGGGAGCTTCTCGGTGGCGTGGAGAACGCATCCGATTTGCAAGGCATCATCGACAAGCTTGTCTACAACGGACCGTAGGTGTTTTGAGACGCTGGTGGAGTGAGTGTGGGCAAGGAAGGTAGGCTAGCGGGGCGATGACGGCCTGTCATCCCTCACCCGGCCCGACCGGAGATCGTAGTACAAGGACTTAGCGCCCAGTTCGCTGGGAATCGCGGCGCTGACACGTAATGGTGAGGTGAACCACCTTGTATGTTTAGCGGTCTGTGGCGGACTACCGGGCGCTTGGGGTGGGTGAGCGCGCACGCGTTCGCGCCTCTGGCGGCAGAGCCCAGCTATTCCAGTGGCCCTCTGACCGAGGCCTGCAGCTCTTTCTTAGTTTCAAAACGTCGCAGGTTGGGTGTTGTCACCTGTTATCCAAAAGACAACTAGCGCTAGGAATTGCCAACCTGGTGTGGTCTGTACGCAGGCAGCTTGGCGGCAGCTAGCCGTCGGGCCTTCTAGGAGGTCCACCCCTTGGCAAGTAGGCTTCGGCCGGGCCGCCTTTGGGGTATGCGTTATTTAATTGGAGGGGGATCCCTTCGGC